TTGTTATACGGCATCAATCCAGTCCGCTTTCGGGCGGCGCAGTGCGAAAGATCGTCGCCAATTCCTCGAATGCGAGCGCAATGGATTCGCGGCGATCCTGCGACTTCGGCAGCCAAAACGTCACGGCGCTACGGTCGTCGTCTGCTGGCGGGTGGTGCAGCATCGGTGACGAGTGCAGTACAAGCTGCGCCGCGTGGTAGGTAATGCCGGTGTTGCTCTTTTTTGCCACCATCTGCACTTCGTCGGTGAGTTCCTGACTGTATACGTTGATTCGCATGTTGGCTCCTCGCAAGTAAATGCCGTACAACTACTCATTCCAGCGGACCCGCTACGCGGGCCGCTAAATTCAGCCGTTAGGTTGTTTAGCGCATCGCGGGCAAACGTCCTTCCTGCTGCCGCGCCACGGAGCGTCCTCGGCTTGTGGCACCTTGGACTTGTGCAGCGCCACCCGCCAGCCGCGCCGCCTTGCCTCGGCCCTGACGGCTGCTACAGTCCTGCCCGCAAGCCATTCAGAGTTTTCGCAAATGTCGCAAAGCAGCTCAATGTGTCTTAGGGCGCTCATGGCAACCTAACTCCTCGTTCGTTCGGACGCTCGCTAATCGCTCGCGCCGCACAACTCAACTGTTATGCCCCCAAAGGCGCCGGGGTAATCTTGGCCCGGCGCCACCTCCGTCTTCCCCCGCGCGTATCCAAGTTGGCGCGGGCTTCTCAATGTGAGGGACACGGTGCGAGCAGAGGTCATTGACGCATAGCCGGCTGCCTCGCACAGCAACTGCCCGGCTCTCATGGCTCCTGTGGCGTGCTTGCATCACGCTTATCCCTCTTCGGTGCATTCGTTGTGGCATAACAATTCATTCCAGCGGACGCGCTGCGCGCGCCGCTAAATTCAGCCGTTAGCTGTCCATGCACGCCATGCCTCGTCAATCGGGTTGGTGCAGGCGACGGGAATCGAACCCGCATCGTCCGAACTCCTCGACGCTCGGAACTCTGCCCTTGAGCTACGCCCGCGTTTTCTCTTTTGCATTTGCCGCCACATTCGTGTGGCGCATTTGCGCCGCGAATATTCGAGCGTGCACAACGTGCGCCGTCCGCTGATCGGGTCGCAGCGATGGGTTCGCTGTGCCTGACAGGTCGCCATGTGCTTTGCAATAAATTCTTCGCGTGTCATTCCTATATCTCGATCCCAGCTAACCCGTCCATCCAGCGGACCCGCTACGCGGGCCGCTGATCTCCACTGTTAGATGCCGTGCCATCAGTTCACGCGCTCCGATGCGCTTGGCTGGGCCTTCATCAGGGTAAACCCCGCGCCGTTGGCGGCCGACGTCAACACGGCCCAGTCGATGGTCACCTGTCGCGGCGCGGCTCCCTGCACGCGCAGGATGTTAAGAATGGATTGGTTGAACTCCACGCCCCTGGTCATGAAGGCGGCGACCTGTTCAGCGTCGCGCTTCGCCTGGGCGTCGCGATCATCGATGGCGTTGCGGTAGCGTTTCCAGGCAACGACCATGCCGCACAGGCTGCCGAGCAGGAACATCACCGCCGACCACCAGATGAAGCCGATCAGGTGTGCGTTCACGCCTGCCTCCGCTTGCGACGTTGATGGAACGACAAGGCCGCCACCAGCTTGTGCAGCTGTTCGGCCGTGCACCACTGCGCGCGATCGACGTGGAACATGCGCTTGGCCATGCCATCGATGTACGCCCAGGAATAGCCCAGCTCGGCCGCGATCGCTTCCAGCTTGGCGATCATGGCCGCCAGTTCCTCGCGCACCCCGGTCGGCGCACCCGGTGGCGGCACGGTGCCGCGCATGTGCCGCGCCGTATCGCCAGACAATCGCCGCAGCTCGTCGAGCACGGCGCGGCGTTCGCGAAAGTCCATCTTCGCCATGCTGCGCTTGCCGGTCAGGCGCTCCAGCAGGTCGCGGTAAGTGTCGCTGTCCAGCCCCAGCCGCGCCGCGATCACGTGCGCGGTTGCAAGCTGAGCCTTGCGGCGCGTGGCAGTGTCGCCGTGGAATGGCATCAGGCTTGCTCCGCCTTGGTGAGTTTGCGCAACCGCCGCTCGATCGCCGTGCGGACGGTCTTCTGCAGGTCAGGCAACGCGAGCGCGCGTTCGCACGTCGTGGTATCGAATCCCTTGACCTTGGCAAGCCGACTGTCCACATCCGTGTGACATAGCGCAACGGGCGGCCCACCCGCGAAGCTGACGGTGAACGCATAGAACGGATGGCTGGTGTCAACCTGGAGTTTCATGCTGGCGTGACCTCCAGCTCCTCGACATCCCACATGTCCGAGTCCATGTTCGGTAGGTCGTGGTCAACGATCGTGATGCCGTGCTTTTCCGGCCAGCCTTCCGATTTGCCGAGTTCATCGAGCGCGTATTGCGGTATCCAATCGTCGAGCAGCGTGGCCAAAAGAGGACCTGCCGCGCGCCTGGCTACGGCTTGGATCACGTCGCCTTCCGATGCGTCGAGCACGTCGTCGGCGCCGGCCCAAAAAGAATTGATCTCCTTGGCGAGCTCCGGCGTCATCACGTCGGTGTCGATGTCCAACGTGATCGTCAGATCGATGCCCGAGGACAATTCGAAGCGTCGTTTCATGGCGCCACCTTCCTGACGTCGGCCAGGCGCGCCCAGGCTTGCCAGCGGATCAGCGGCAGCCAGCGGCTGGCGGCGCGGTTGGGAAAGCCGTACTCGATGCTGTCCTGCACGCGGTCGAGCACTTCGCGCTGGTCGCGATCGACCACCAGGATGTCGCCGGGCTGTGGATCGAGGCGCGGATCGCGCTGGCGCCGCGGCGATATGGTCTCGACGCCGGGCGCGTCTTCTACCAACTCGAATGCAGTATCAGTGTGCATTGGCGATCTCCCTTTTGGCGCGCGCCATGAGCTGCTCAGAGAGGCTTACCGGCTTCTCCTTGGCGGCGGTTTCGATGGCCTGGACGGCCGCCTTGATGCGCGTGGCCGCAACGTCCAGGAAGGTTGCGGCGTCTTCGGTGTTGCCGCGCTGGTGTTCAGTGCGCGCCTGGCGCAGCATGCGTTCGGCGCTTTCGATGCGATCGATCACCGTGTCGTTGCTGGTGTTCATCGAACCTCCTCCAGTTCGGTTGAAAAGGGCTTCACCACGAAATCCTCGCGCTGGCTGATCGCCAGCCCCTTGATGCCGCTGACGGCTTCGGGCTCGGCCAGCACGGCTTCCTTGTCCAGCTCGATCTTCACGCGCAGGAAGCGGTCCAGCTTCAGCTTGCGCAGGGTTTCGATGATGGCCTCGGCGCCGCGCATGACCACGCTGGGCGGACGCATGCGCCAGCTCACCTCGCCGGTGGCGAGCCGTGCGGTTTTGGTCTTGCCTTCCTTTGTCAGTTCGCCGCGGTGTGCCTCGCACCAGGTCGCGACGCCCTTGGTGAGTTCCACGATGCGGCCGGCGTAGGGCTTCGCTTTTTCCTCGTACTTGGCACGCCAAAAGGAGAGTGCCTCATTCATCTGCGCCTGGATCACGTCGCGCTCGCGCTGGCATCGGCCGATCTCGGCGATGGCCTCCGTGACTTCGGCCAGCGACTGCGGCACGGCTTCGGCGGCTTCGACCTTCAGACGGGTGTTGGCTTTCTTGTTCATGGCGTTTCCTTGGTGAGTTTTTTCCAGTCCCACACCAGCCGGCGCGCCGTTTCGTAATTCACGCCAAGGTGGTCGGCGGTTTCGCCCGGCAGGGGATCGCGGCCGAGGCCGCGCGCCCACAGCGCAAAACGCATGTGCATCGTGCGATCGTTGCTGGCCCGCTTGCGGGTGGCCTTGCGCCGTGGCGCTGGATCGGATGGCAGCGACGTCACGAGGGGCGCGAGGTGCACTTTCGCGAAGCCCCAGCCGGGCGGCATCTTCGATTTCATTGCACGTCGTCCACGTTGTCCGCCAGCGTCGCGATCGCGCGTTCGGCCAGAATGTCGCGCATGCGTTCGCCGATGCACGGCGGCAGTTCGTCTACGTGGGCCACCATGACGGCGTCGCCGTCAAGAGTGCTGACGACTGCCAGCTTGCGGCGCAGGCGTTCCCGGAATCTTGCTTCTGCGTCGGTCATGTCAGCCCCCCCCCCTGCGACGTGAACGCTGCCACCGCGGCCTGCGCATGGTCGCGCGCCTGCTTCAGTGCGCCATAGATGAAGGGATCCGCGACGGAGTGCAGGTACACCTGCAGCGCATCGTCCGCGGTGCTGGCCGCGAACATCAGCGCCTTCAGGGTTTTGTCGGCGGTCTCGGCCGCGGCGAGGAAATCGCGGCGCTTCGGCGTGGCGGCAGCTTTCTGCAGCTTCGGCTTCTTGCTGCGAGCGCCAGGGGGGGGGTACGGCTTGTTTGCCCTCCGCATTTTGCGGAGGGTGCGCCTTTTGCTTGGGTGCCGCGCCGTTCGGGTTCAGCGCATAGACGACGCTGCCTTCTTCGCGACGCGAGATGAACTCGCCGGCGGTACGGCGTTCGCTGCATGTCATGCCGATGCGCTTGGCATCTTCACCGATCGCATCGGCGAGCTGCGCAAGGGTCATGCCTTCGCTGTCGCGCAAGGCATCGCGGATCTGTTGAACAAGGCTCATGGGTTATCTCCCTGGGAATCGTTGGCCGCGGGCAGCCGCAGCTGGCCGCGCAGGTCGGGCATGGCTACGCGCTTCATCGCGCAGATCTTCTGCAGGCTGCTCATCGCGCGGCCGTATAGGAATTCGCAGCTCGCATCGAGCTCGGCATCCGTCTCGGCCATGAAGTAACCGTGTTCTGGCGTTGCGCAGATCGCGTGGCCCTGCATGCGCAATGCTTCGACGACGTGGCGCAGATGCCGCTCGCCGGCGCCGGTGGCGACGCCGCAGATCTTCGCGACCAGGTCGCGGGCGGTAATGCCACTGGCCGCGCCCAAGTGGTCGCCCAACACGTCCAGTACCAGTGCGGGCGTCAAGTCGCGTTCGAACAGCATCTGCAGCTGCGGGGTTCCGGGTTTCATGGCGATCTCCTACAGCGTGGCCTTCAGGGCATCGATCAGCTTGCTGGCCTGCACCACCGTCAGCCGGTCGACGAACGCATCCACCGGGCGACCGATCAGGTAGCCGAACGCCTGCGGCGTCGCGCCGGCCGCGACGAACACCTTCTGGTGCAGCCCGGTGATGCAGTCGCACGGCAATTCCAGCCGGCGCATCAGGCCGAAGATGGTTTGCTTCTGTGCGGTGGTGATGCTGGTCATGGGCGCTGCTGCCTCTGGTATTGCCTGCGTGACATCGCATAAATCGGACACACGACCAGCGCCCACACCACCAGCAATGGCGCGATCAGCAACGCGAACAGCCAACGTGCAGGCTTCGAGACACTGTCGAATGACTTGAATAGGTTCTCGACGTCCTGGACGACCCAATACCAAACGGCAACCTCGATCGCGGAAAGCGCCTTGGCGATGTGCTGGATGATGGTCATGACTTGCGCGTCCCCACGTAGTGCGGACAGGTCGGGCACGCGCGCGACAGCGCCACGCGCGTGGGATTCGTCGCCGCGAATGGCCGGCGCTGATATTCGAGGCAGGTGTTGCGCGGGATTTCGCCGATCACGGGGCAATCGACGGTCAGGCCCATCAACGCGCCTTCCACGGCCTGTTGAACGCGGCTTTCGTCGCCCTTGTAGCTGCCTTTCAGCACCTGGCTGACCACCGCAGGCGAGTAGCCGATGCGCTTGGCCGTGGCGCTCTGGCTGGTCCGCTTGCATTCCAGCGCCAGCACGTCTTTCCAGTCGTCGCTCATGCCTTGAGCTCCGGAAGTGCCTTCAACATTTCGAGGCGCGCGCGCAGTCGTGAAATGCCGCGCACGTCGGAATCCTCGCCGCGACCACGAATCCACGCGGCGGTTTCTGCCGCGATCGGATCGGACGCGAGCCACCGCTCCGCTTCCGCGCACGCAATGCGGTAGCGCTCCAGCGTCATCAGTTCTTTGCTGGCGATGCGCCATTTGAGCCAAGCAATCACAGCGCGTACTCCTTGTCTTCGTTGGGGTCGTAGATCGCGTTGCCGTGATTGATCGACCAGGGCACCAGCGGACCGGTGTCGCGGATGAGGCGATAACGCGCGCATTCGTGCTGGTGGTGGTTGCCGCGCTGCACCGTCAGATACCCAGCCCGGCGCAACTCGGAGCAGAACGCGCTGACGGATTTGACGCTGGCCAGTTCGGTGACGGCAGCCAGTTCGCCGATGGTGAACGTGCGCAGGATGCGCATCGCGCGCCACAGCTTCTCGCGCTTGTCCGCGCCTCTGGCCGCGACCATGCGCCGCCGTTGATTGGCAAGCCTTGGCGTCATGCCGACACCGGCCGCAACATCGGACGCACGACCTTGTTGCCCTGCGGCGCGGAACCGACGAAGAAATCACCGTTGCCCCATTCGTTGACGCCGATCTTGCGCAGGCCCTTGTTCTTGGCGCGCTGCTCAATTTGCGCCAAGCCCACCACGATCAGGCGCACGCTTCCGTGCGCGGCGCTGTGCAGCTTGCCGACCAGGGCGTCGTCGATGTCCACTTCTGCCAGTTCGCGCGCCAACACGCGGGCGTCGGCCTCGCCAGCCGGCTGGAAATCCACCCATTGCGCGATGCGCCCGGTGAGCTGCTGCAGCGGCGTCAGCTTGCGCCGGAAGCCGTGCATGCCGATCAGCACCACCGGCACGGTGGCGAGATCGTGGATGTCGCGAAGGGTTTCGATCAAGCGGCGTTTGTCGGCCAGGTAATCGGCCTCGTCGATGAACAGCGGCCGGCCGGTTTCGGCCAGCTTGCGCACGATGTCTTCCACCGTGGCGACGTTGGTGCTGCGCTTGCCGATGCCGAGTTCCTTGCAGATTGAATCGAGCAGGCTCGACGGCGTGGTGGTGGCCAGCGCACGCACGAACACGCCGTTGACACGGGTGACCAGCCAGGCGACGGCGGTGGTCTTGCCGTAGCCGGTCGGACCTTCGACCAAACCCATGCCGGGCATGCCGTAGGCGCGGTTCAACAGCGCGTCGGCGGCTTCGCTCAAACGCTGGACGTTGGAAATCGGAATGATCTTGCTGCGCATGTCAGCCTCCCTGTGGCTGGTTGGGTTACTTGTAGAAAAGTCGATCGATGCCGCGCTGGTCGGGCATGAGCGCCCGGTATTCATCGCCGAGACCGAACGCGGACGGTCCGAAGTCGTCGAACACCATGCGGCGTCCGCGGTATTCACTGGTGTCCAGGTAGTTCTTCAGGAACTGCCGGTCGAGATCGTTGGGCTCGATACCTTGGTGCTGCTGCAGCTCGATGCCGAGCGCACGCACGAATTTTTCTTCGGCGGTGGGTTCGGCCTGCTGATCCTTGCGTTGCAGTTCGGCCACTTCCTCGAAATCGCGCCGCGTCAGCGGTGGCAACGACGCCGGTGCGCCGTCCAGCGCCGCGGCGGCGGCCTGCGCGTTGCCGGTGGCATCGGTGGCGTGCGGCGCGGAGGGCTGCGGCAGCGGAATGACGTTGTCGGCGGCCGCTTCGCGGCGGTCCAGGATTTCATCCAACAGTTCGTGGGTGCGCACCTTGCGCGCGATGGCTTTCATCTCGCGCTTGGCGGCTTGCGTTTCGGCGGTCTGGCGCGCCTTGGCTTCGATGGCCAGTTCGTGCCGCGAAATGCCCAGCGCCTCGGGGCATTCGGCCACGCACACGAAGGCGTCGTCGTGGAATACCACCACGCGGCCGACGTCTTCGGTGTAGCGCACGTGCACCGGCTGGCCCACCAGCGCCGTGAGTTCCGGCGCGATGAACACCAGGTTGTCGATGCGCAGGCCCTTCTTGCCCACCACGCGCTGGCCGTGGCCGTCCGGCGCTTCCGCCAGCAGCACGTCCAGCATGCGCTCGTCTTCGACCATGCGCACCGTGCCGGTGTAGCTGGCGATCTTTTCCTGCACGGTCAGCTTGCCCAGCGACGCGCGCGGTTCGGTCTCGTAAATCGACTTCACCCAGCGATCGCAGAACGATTGAAGGCTGCGCGAATCCATCTTGATCTCGACCACGGCGTTCTTCTTGAACAGCCGGTCGGCAAACGCCTGCTTGGCTTCCAGCGCGGCGCGCTCGGAAACGTTGTGGCCGATGAATCCGGGCAGCAGCTCGAACAGATCGTGCAGGAAGGTGCGGAAACCGCGTTCGACGAAGGGTTTCTCCCAAGGGCTGAAGGGCGCCGAGCGGTTTTCGTCGATGGCGAGGTCACGCAGCACGCGCTGGAAGCGATGACTGACGTAATCCTGGCCGTTGTCGATCTTCACCAGCTCCGGGACACCCCATTCCAGCAGCGCGCGGCGCAGCGCCAAGCAGAGCGCCTGCGAACTGGAGGATTTCGACACCAGGAACATGCGCCGGCGACTCCAGACGTCGCATACCTGCACGATCGTGTGGCGGCCGTCGGTCAACATCACGTCGGCCGGGGTGGAGTCCATCTCCCAGCGCTGGTTGAGGCGCACGATGGATTCATCGACCGAGCCGAACGCGACCATGTACTTGTTCTTCCACTCGTCGGGGTTGCGCACGGCGCAGAACACCTGTGCGTTGTCGCGTTTCCAGGCCACCAGCCAACGCTGCAGGCTGCGCAGCCCAGGAACGGGTGTTTCAGTGCCGGAAAAACGCGCCTGGATGGCGCGATAAATCACCTTTGCGCTGACGTGCGGCTTCTCGACCAGCAGCCCGACGACCAGCTCGTACAGCGCCGGAGTGCGATCGATCAGGCCATCGCCCGCGCGGTTGCCGTAATCGCCGGCCAGCGCCGCAGAGCTGCGCTCGCGGATGGCTTTGTCCCACCGGCGCAGCGAAACCGCCGACACTTGGTCGCCGACGACGCGGCGCGCCACGTCGGTGACCTCGATGCGGCCGGCGTTGTAATCGGCAGCGAATTGATCGGCCGCCGTGTAAAGCCCCATCTGCCGCGCCTTCGCATAGCTGCGCAGTGCCCCGACCATGTCGCTGCGCGCGTCGGCGCGATCCTTTTTGGATCCAGTGAAGCCCGCGTACCGCGCCATGCCGCGCTGCACGTTGCGCCAGCGCGCCTGTTCGGCCACCGCTTCGGCAACCTGGATGCGCGCGACTGCCGAGAACTCTTTCGCGGCGCGGCTCGCGATAGATATGGCTTCGCGACGGCGCCACTCGTCACGCGTCGCCTTGGGAAAATCGCCGGGGTCGTATTCCTGTGCCTTAGTGCCCGCGCGACGGCGTGAACGCCAACCTTCGCGCTTGGCCATTTTGAGGACGCCACGCTCGCTGCCAGGCATCCCCGGCAATCCAGCCAGGTCTGCCGCGACGGGCCAGCGTTCCGTCCCCATCTGTGCCCCGTCAGCCATCACGCAGATTCCCGTGCCGATGCACTGACGGCTTGAGCCATCGGCCGACTTTTGAGCAGTGCTTTTTGCAGGCGGCTCGCGTGAACCACATGTCGATCAGCTGCCGCCGGATCGGAAAAGACCGCCACCTGGGCGCGGGCCAGCAGCGTTTCGGCCGCGCCAAGAAAGGCCTGCTCGCGCGCATGCCAGTGTTCGGCACCGCGCTCGACCGCCAGCTTGTAATCCCGCTTGGCTTCGTCGCCCGCGAACGATTGCGGCAGTCCCACGATCAGATCCACCTCGATCCGCACCTCTTCAGCGCGGTTTTCCACCCACGTGTTCATGGCGTTTCCTTCAAGGCTTGTTTGATCAAGCGCGCGCGATCGGACAGCGCGTTGCGCTGGCGATCGATACGCCCCAGTTCTGCGGCCAAGGCATCGGAGCCCACGAACAGACGAGCACCGCGCATTTCCGCCAGCCATGCAGTCAGGGCATGGCTTGAGCAGGCCGTCTCAATCGCCGGAAGCAGCCACAGCGGAAGGTTGAATTCCTCGCGGCTTTCGGCGGTGTAGGCGTCCAGCATGTACTTGCTGACATCCTTGCCTGCAGCGCGCGAGGCGCGCGCCGCGATTTCGTAGCGGTCGAAGCCGCTGTCGGCCAGCATGTGCGCCAGCCGGTGCGCGACTTCGGCACGAAAATCCAGGTTGCCGACCATAGGCGACGGCGCCACCGGCATCTCGAACAGATCGCGGGTGACGTCGTCGTGGCGTTTCATGCCAGCGCCTTGATCAGCAACATCGCCACTTCCAGGGCGATCACCAGCATCCCCGTCACCGGGGAAATCCGGCGGGTAAGCCACCCAATGGTTTGCGCGGTCACGTCGGCAAGGAGGACCGGGCCACGCGGCGGATGAACCGGCGCCCGCGCTGCTGGGGTTTTCGGGAATGAGCGACCCGCGGCACTGGCCAGCTGATCCGCGCCCTGAACCCGGGCCGGGCGAAAGAATGGGTCTCGAATCGGGCGGCCGTTCATGGCAACCCCCACAACAACTTGATCGTCCAGATGCCGCCCGCGGCCAAACCGCCGCCAAGCAGCACCGGAAAATCCGGATCGGTGAGAACACGGTTTAATCCCCTGTAGATAGCGGCCATGTTCAAGCCGCCTGTCGCGATTGCGTATTGCGGTCGCCGTTGTCGGCGCTAGACTCGTTGCTGGGCAGCTTCAGGCCCAAGGCGACGGCAATGTCATGGGCCTTGCCGTAGTAAGCCTTGTCGGCGCCGGACATCACGCGATATACGGCCTTGCGGTCGTAGCCGTGTTCCAGCGACCACTGGGTCAACGTCTTGCCCTGCTGGCGAAGACGCTGGCGAACCTGATCGGGAGTAAGCGGTACGGCGGTGCGCGATTTCATGCCGGAATGTGCCCTAGTGATGTTTGCGTGATCGATGGGACACCACTATACGCACATTCTCTATCTCGTCAAGCGTTTTTTCTAGTTCCGATTCCTCAACCTCCGCACAATTTCTTGATGTCACGCTAATGCACGACGAAACAAACACTTACGGAGAATCGGAACTCGCGGCGCAAACGAGTGCCACAGTTCCGATTCGTCTGGAGGGAATCGGAACTCGGATCGCGGCCATAGCCGATCTGCTTGGGACAAGAAAAACTGCGGCTGTAGCCGCAAATTCGTCGGTTGACTCACTGCAGCGCTGGATCAGAGGGGAGAACATGCCGGCATTCGACGCGGCAGCGCGGTTGTGCCTCGCTGCCGGCGTTCGGCTGCATTGGCTTGCGACGGGCGAGGAACCAATGCTGATGTCAGCCGAGCAGCTGGTGATGGCGCCTGGCGTCGCCGCGCCGGAACCGCCGCCGTACAAGGCTTCCGCGCATGAGCACGATGACTCTACGGAGCGCGAGCAGGCGTTCCTGACCAAGGCCATTCGCATCACCGATGACGTGCTTCACAAATACGGCTATCGGCAGTACGCGAAGCCAGACGAATTCGCCGAACTGGTACGGATCGTGCTTGCCGATTTGAAGCGCGGAGCGGCCGAGGATGCGGCGGCGGCGGCCCTGAACCGCGTTCTCAATATCGCCCGCACGCCGCGCCAGCCTTGATGGAGGCGAAATGGATGGTGGGGACGCGCGCGCTGCGGCGCGCCTGGAAGAGCTTGTTCGTATATTTCACGAACGCAGGGGGGAGGCGGCCGCCGACCAGGACAATGGGGCGGCGACGCCTGGCACAGCGACGTCAGTGACGGTGCACGCGGGACGCGACGTTGTTTTGGGCGCTGATCGCGGGCCGACCGCAAACAATGATCTGATGCAGCACACCGATAACGCGCATCACTCGCTGGAGCTTCACTACGCGTTGCTCGGCTTGGTCAGCTTCGCTGTCCTGTTGCTTATGGTCATCATATTCTTGCTCGCGCGGCGCGATCTTCGACCGATCAAACCAAGTGGCGCGGTGGCATTTTCGGCGGTCGTTCGGATCAATCCATGTGACGCGTCTTTTTTTCTTTTTTTACTTGGTCCAATGGCCCTGAAAGTACGCTCCAAGGCCACTTCCAGCCCACGACGTCCCGCTCTATCCCGCTACGTCCCGCGCAGATCAATCCATCTGTCGCTGCACAGATGCAGCGATCAGGGATGATCGCTGATATGAGCATAGCGCCAGTAACTCGGCGCCGGCAGCAGGACCGTGGGCGTGAACGATTCCGGCGGTTGCTGGCCACGTCGCAGCGTCGCGAGCGTCG